GTATTCTGCTAATTCAAACCACTCTGCATCGTCATATACATCAGCCAATGATTCATCATAATAGCCTTCTTCGACTACATTAGCAAAATGTTGACATAAAGAGATAGGCTCATACTGCCCATAGACTTCCTTACGGAGGTTATAGTTGATCAGCCGGCCTGCAACGTATTGGTAGTTTGGAGCTTCCTCTGAGATGAGGTCAGCTGCTGCCTTGATAAGAGTTTCTTGAATGTCAGTAGACTTAATTCCATTATAAAACTGGATATGAGTCTTGATCTCTAGATCCGAAACTGATACACCACTTAGACCTTCGCAGGCATATGTAGTAACTTTATGGAACTTATTAATATTTAAAGGTTCACGCGTTCCATCACGCTTCGTTACTTGGATCATCTATTCTCTTTCTTAGTCCAATCGTGCCGTCTTCGGCAACAGTCCATACCAGCTCTGTGTCTTCATTCCAACCCATTTCTTCCATGAGTTCATCTGGTAGTTCTATATATAACTCACCATGTTCATCTTCCTTGACTGTCATTCGTGTCATGGCAGTTTACTCACAAAATCATCCCATGCCTTGATACCATCAAGACCTTTGACAATATCAGGAAATTGCTGACTGATGATCCACCAGCACTGTTGTGCAACTGCACGGTGTTCTTTCTGAGTTGCCTTGTCCATACGAAGTTCACAATAGTGAACCCATGAACGAAGTGAACCAGACATAATCATTATAGACTCTGTGTTACCTTCTGGTAGAACTGCGCGAGCCTGTTCTTTAGCAATACCTTTATTAACTGCCCATTCATATGCATTTTTAGCAGTATCAATAACAGCATCTTGAATGCTATTCCAAGAGTCACTTAGTTCTTCATCAGCTACTTCGATAGAGTTTTGTCGGTTCTTGTTATCCTGTAGACGGGCTTCCCTTGTAATAAATCCAAGATCTCTTGTTGGATCAGCATAACGTTGGCTATACTCTTGGAAGGAGAAGCTTCTGTGTCTGAGGATTTGGCGAGCAATGTCGCGAGTCGTTTTAATTTCAATTGAGACATGGACCATCTCCAAAGGTGACCAGTGTTTGTTCTGGATTAGATACTGTACTAGCTTAGGAGCTGTAGCAGTGTTGTTCTGGTTGCTGGGATTAGATACTCTAGCTACCCATGCAATCAACTCATTTGCGGTCTTACAACCGGTATACTCTTCATTCGGCTGTGTAATGCCTACTAAATTCACTTTACTCATTAACTATTCCTCAAATCATTGTCTCGCCATATTACTTCTTCAATATAATCGAGCACAGGATTATAATCGTCATCACACCATTCAGGCAAATGTCCCCTCAACATTTGAAGAAAAACCATTACATCGCCATATGTTGTCACTTCATGTTCGTTGAAAGCTTGATTCAACATCTCAAGCATTTCTTCTACTTCTTTAGCATCATCACTCAAAATTAAATTCCTTCACAGTTTGGAATCGTGCCTTAGACACATATCCTTGTCCAATAAGATGATCTACACGATTAGATGCATCTGCATAATCGGTGTACGTACCGTCATCGAACCACCACCAACGATCTAGACCCAATGGCCACCGCGGAACACGTCGATACTCGACCAACCACATGCCGTTTGTTCTATGAATACGAAGCTTGGTGATTGCGATATGGTCGAATTCTACGCCATACTCGTTTGCTACTAGATCAGTCATATCCGTTTCCTAATAGTTTAAATACATGGGGATCAAAGTACAGAGGACCCCAGTTATCCTCGCCACGTTCACATGACATGACCTGAACATAGTCATAATAGAAGTCTTCGCCTCTAAGATCGATGATTAGTTCTACGGCTGTCTGTACCATGTTGGCATTATAGACTACCCATGTGAGTCTTTGCTCTGGTAGATTCTGAATAGCATCAACGGTCTTTTCGCCATATAGCGAGATGTAGTTTTCCAGTTGGTCCTGAGTAAGTGCATTCATCAATAATTTCCTTCACCTTTTCGATTGTGTAACCGGCCAGGACCATATCATTAATGTCCTTCTGTTCCATAGCCGTCGGCCAGATACACACTCTATACCCAGAGTCAATGGCCTTCTCAATCTTTTTTATTGTCTCTTTATTCCTTGGCTCATTATCATATACTATAACAAACCTGTCTTTTTGTACATCTAATTGTTGCAGTGGCGAAATAAGATCTCCGCCAGCCGATGCGATACCATTCGGTAAGAATAGTGAATCGATCGGCCCTTCTACTACATATATATCTTTGGAATCATCCATAGTATCCAGGCCAAAGATCTTTGGTTTGGTTTCATCCAACATAATAGTTATGTAACGAATACCGGTCTTCTTAAAAGATCGGCCCTGGAATCCGAATAGGTTCTTATCCTTATCAAGGAATGGGATGATTAGGCGTGGAGTATCGTGTTCTATATCCTCAAACTTATCAGGGATCATGGTATTGACCCATGTTTTAAAGTTCTTGGTATAGAATAGTTTATAGTGGGTATCAGAAGGGATCAGACGTTTAGTCACGTATTCCTTGACAGGATGTTCTGCCTTCAGTTGTGAGATCTTCTGCAGATCCTTAAGACCGGTAGTCTTAATAAAGACCGGAGTTTTCATCTTATCGACAAACTCCTGCACCTCATCTCTGTGTCCACTCTCGAGCATCCTGTCCTTGATATACTCTGCATATAGTGTCGGATCCTGGGTCTTGATAAACCATGGCAAACCCATAGAGGCGTTACAGTTATGGCAGAAGAACTTAAGTATGCCCTTACGCATGTACACGTACCCACGGGTCTTGCGTGTATCCTTCTGTGAGTCACCACAGATAGGGCATCTAAATTTATAGGTGTTAGCATTGACACGGGAGAACCGTTCAAGCCGAGATGACATTAGGTTAATGTATTTGTGGTCTAACCAAAGCATTATTATTCCTTACAACTGTATTACCATTATACACAGTTGGGGAATTATGTACACTAAATAATTAGGCGGGGATAAATCTAATTGCAATAGTAATCAAGGAACCGATTACACCAGCTCCACCAACAACAGCCCACATCCACTTTTCCATGGTAGTAATACGGCCTGATAGTTTGTTATGTTGTTCTGTGGATTCACGACGCATGTCTTTAAGTTCTAACATGATCTCATCATATTGTACATCGATTTTATCGGCCAAGTCTTTTTCTCCAGATGAGATTCTTGCATGAATAGTTTGCAACTTATCATCAGTCTCAATACGTCTTTTCTCTACAAGATCCACTGTCTGTTTACTTATAATCTCTTGTGTAGATAGTTTAGTTTCGTGTACTGCTAGAAGGTTTGAAACATTGTTAGAGATGTCGGCAAGTTTATCAATTGTGGTATCCAACCGATCTACAAGCATACCTACCTTCGCCATATCCTGCTGTAGATACGACACATTCTCAGCTAGTTTTTGTATACTCGGTTGGGCCGCCATCTTATTCTTCCGTCGGTGGTTTAGGTGCAAACTTCTCTGCGCCTGTGATTCCAAGACTTGCGATGACAATGTACATTACTGAGTCGAACATGAACTGCTCGACTGTATAGTCCCAGAACAGATTTGCGATATAACCGACACACACAAGAATCATAGCAATAGCGGCAATCCATCTCTTTGAAGATGGATTGCCTTTACCGTCGGCCATCATACCTTTAATGTAACCGGTGATGTCCATATGTTTATTCCTTAGAAAGGACCGTGATCTTCGTCAGAATCATGGTACTTATTGACTAGTTCAAGTTCTTTAGCTTCGTTATCGAGCTCGATAGAATGCGCCTTGGCTTCCTCTGTACGAGCTTGAGCAATCTTGACATGGTCGGTCTTGCCTAGTTCCTGAACCTTTACGTTAGGATCAAACTCAGCAGTCTTCATTCCCATCATCGTAGCAAACGCACCAACAAATGCGCCGACAATAGTCGAGAATGCAGGACCGATAATCTTGAAGATCTCGTTATTGTCGATCACACTATTAGGGACAAATAGTCCAACCATCATAGTAAAGACAACAGCAACCATGATTAGACCAAGAATAAATGCAGCCATCTTCATGATGGTTAACTGAATCTTACCCTTAGCAAGTTCAAGATCCTGAAGAGAAGTGATAGTCTCTTCTTTTGTAATGAATGATAGTAGTCCCATTATACTTTCTTCTTTCTGCCTTTGCGTGGTTTGCCTTGGGCAGCTTCGACAATATCATCAACCTGTGCTACAGTTTTTTTGGCAGCCTCAATCACGTCAGCAACTTCTTCTTCAATTCGCTCAACTCTTTCGTTGATCTCTTCGTTTATATCTTTGATTCGGGCTTCAGCAATTGCCTTGGCAAGTTCAATATCTTCAGCAGTAAGTCTACCATCTTCATTTAGGTCTGCAAATCCAAACCACTTTTTAATCTTTTCCCACATTTTTTTATCTCCATTACTTCTTTGATTGTGTAGTAGCCAATCTTCTGGCAACACTGAGAGGAAGGCCTTCCTTGGACAGATTCAACAGCCCAAGTGCAGCAATTAACATCAGCATAGTCTTGTCATCTTTGCCACCAGCACGATTTAAAGAGTTGGCAATGATGTTGACTAGATTATCCTTTGACGGAACCTCTTCGGTGTCTGAAGTTGCTTCAAAGTCTTTAAACTTCTTCATTTCTTTTTCTTTTCTTCAGCCATAGCATCAACAGCAGCTTTATTTTCTACAATCCATTGTTGTAGACCAATCAGTTGTTGGCTGTTTTGGAGGCATCTAGAGTAGTTGTTGAAGATGGTAAGGAGGGCTTCATTGTCTTTAATTCCTGAGGGGCTCGCATCAGAAGCTCTGGCGGGGTCGGCATCACCGGATGTGGCACTAGCGTCGTGCGCGTACACCCAGCCATTAGACATATTGTGCTGAGCAGGAACAGCTTTTGTAGCGATGTCACGGTATACATATTCCTTTTCCCTAATCGTATTGGTTCTATCAACAAACTCAGTAACTACTTTGTTACTTATCTCTGTATTTTTCTTTTCAAGTTCGGCAACCTGTGCACTCTTCTCGGCAGAGAATCTTGCCAGTTCAGCCTCGGCATATGCTGATCCCTTCATATAGCCAAAGATAAACACCCCAATTAGGAGTGCACCAGCGGCCATTAACTTGTATGGTAGAGGGATCATGCCGAACATATTATTTAGCCTTAAAGCTTTTGAATCTCTTCATTGGTTTGTCAAACAGTCTCTTGTTCTTTGGATCGGCTACATTAGCAGCAACGTTCACAGGACCGGTTCCCATTGCAACATCTTCATGCATATCATGTTCGGAATCAAGCTCTCTAAACTTTGATTGAACACCACGGTGAAACTGTGCAGCATGTGATGCCGACTTAAACTTGAATGCTGCACCCTTATCGGAAACATAATCCAGTTCACCGCCGTGTGCAGCAACATGCTTCTTGAAATCTGGCGAGTTCATCTGCTTTTCACCGTGTGAGTCATATGTCTTGACATGCACAGAGTGAACAGTTTCTTCTGCAAAATAACCGGTTCTTTTTGGTCCAGAAACTTTAATGATATGTTGAGTAGAATCGGAGTCAGGATATAATTTATGAACAGTATATTTTCTATCAGAATCGTGTTTATTATGACGTGCCGCAGTTTTATCTGCAAATGCTTTTGCTGAGATATAAGGTCTAGATGTACTTCCACCTTTATTATATTTTGCATTAGATAATACACGGCCATGGACAGGATGCGCCACAATGCTATGCATTCTTTGTTCTATTGCAGTTGATTTTGAATATTCTTCCTTCATCTCACCCTGCATATAGTTAGCAGCAGTCGAGATGTAGTCCTCAGCAAGAGTGATCTTTGACTGTACCCATTCAGGAATATTTGTGTCGCGTTCTAGCATATCATGGATACGCTGTGCGTTGGCAATAATAGACTTAAGTTGTGACATAGCCATGTCACCTTCATAGTCGTATTCTTGTTTTTCTTTAGCCATTAAATCTTCCTTAGTATCTTTACAATCTTCTCATCCATATCAATATCGGATGTATATACTGTCTTATTCTCTACGCCGACACCTACTACTACATCAGGGAGAAAGCCCAATAAAATAATGAACGGCTTCAATAGATGAAGATGCCCGTTCAACTTAAAGAATAACATTCGTGTCGTAACTGGACCAAATACATTATACAAGATAATGAGATGATTCAGTATCAATCTCTCTTTAAGTTCACCTGATTCCTCATATCGATTAAACAATCGTTTGATATATTTAAACCTAGATAGGTCTTCATAAAATTCTAGAGTATCAAAACACTGTGGGTTATCATAATGTTTTGCAGCGTACAACATAAAGTTGGACTCATCAAGCTTATCAATCATTACGCAATTCTTACTTTGACAACCCCCGCAGCAGTATAGTATAGTTGTCCTAGCACAACACCAGCGGTATTGGCTGCTGTATCATCTGCGTACGGACCTTGTACAATAGCTTTACGAAGTGTGGATAATGTAGCAGACTTTGTAGTGTTAGCGGAGATATCTTCTACAATGAAAATATCCCCGCTAGCAATCGACGTATTTGCCGTGCCAATTGATGTCAGTTCTGTCAGTTTCTTAGCACGATCAGACATTTATTATGCGTCCTTCATTACGGTATCTTCAAGGTCACCAGCAATTGAACCCATAGCAACCAAGGTTTCTTCTTGAACACGGCCGGCACGACCACCAGTGCCTACAACACGACGTACCCAACCAGCATGAGCTGCACCCTGTCTAGCACCAGAGATAACACCTGCGGCTGTTGCTCTTTCACCAGTAAATGTATGAACTTCAGCAGTTGCAGTAGTTCTTGTATCAGTGATATCGATATTTGCACCGTTTAGAGAAGCCGCAAGAACAACACCTGTTGTATTAGAAAAAGAGATGTAGTAAGATGTGGCACCTGTTAAAGGCGTGATAGCCGTATTTCCAGCTGGAACAGTATACAATACTTTATCACCGGCTAAATAGATGCTATTTGCACTAGTAATTTTAATAAAGTCGGTTGCAGCAACAACACCTACTGTATTCGCTGTAATGTTCTGTGCTGTTGGAGCAGCAACAGTTACTGTTGGTGGTGTTGTATATGTATTACCAGGAAGGACTGATAGAACCGAGATACGACCTGTTGTATTTAGACCGTTTGCAGTAGCATTACCACCAACTGTTACTACTGCATTAGCTGAATAACCAGAACCTGCAAAAGTAGTTGTGTATGCAATAATTGAACCGTTTGTTACGGCCATTTCAGTTGTATCAACACCATAAACCAGTTCAGCATTGCCCATAATAATACCATCTGCAGGATAGTCTGATGATTCAGACAATGGAACAAATGCAGGCCCTTGCTGGATAGTGTAAGTATTACCAGCTCCAATTGCTACAATATTAGCACCATTCTTGCCTGACTTAACAGTCATGAATGTTGAATTACCAACAGTTGTTACAACAAATGTATTACCAAAAGCAGCAATATAGTTGCCAGGCTTTACTGTTGTGTTAAATGAAGTTGATGTACCAACAACGTTGCCGGTTACATTATCAGCATTCTTTGTAATTGCGACAGTACCAGAAACGGTTACACTGTCATTGTTACCCCATAAAGACATTTTTCTTCTCCTGTAAACTTTCTTTTATTTATAATTGATCAGAGTTCGCTTTTAAGATTAGCATGCGAGTGGCCAATCTTCTTTTGAAATGCTTCTTTTTCATCAGGCTTCATACCAGCATGCTTATTAAGCAACTTAGCAGCATGTGTACCAGAAACTTCCTTAGAATCGCCATGTGTAAAGTGGATTGTAGATCCACCAGTCATAGAAGTCTTAGCCTTCTGGAGTTGTGTCATTATGTTTTGGCCTGCTTCAGTCTTTGGCTTCTGCAGTACACCATTCTTCTGAAGAAGTTCAATCTTCTTCATGTGTTCAGGATTATCATGCATCAGCTTTTCTTTAGTTCTAGGATTAATTGTGAAATCCTTGGCACCAGCTTTTCTTGGACGACCACGTGCTTCATCCAGTTCTACTTCTTCGGTAGCTGGAACACGAACAGACTTAGAACCTGGCTTAGCAGTATACTTACGGACAGCCATGTCGGTACCACGCATACGCTTGGTCATTCTGTCATAATCGCCAGTTTCACGAGCCTTAGCATCGTCTTTCTTATTGGCAGAAAGATACTTCAATGCAGCATTCTTTGAGATCTCATCGATCTGTTCGATATCAGCATCATTCAGAGCATCAATAAAGTCCTGCTCTTCCTGAGTAAGACGCGACACAGCCGTTTCAATGCCCTTCTCGCGGTTCTTCAATTTGCGATACTCTTTCGATGTATCTTCACCAGACTGAGACTTGAGTGCTGCTTTAACAGCATGTTTCTTAGAATCATGAGCAGCATTTACTGTATAAGATGCAAGGGCTTCACGGGAAATCTCATCGATCTGCTCTGACTCTTCCTTGGTCAGTTTATTGACAGCTTTTGAAACGCCTTTAAATCGATTATTAACTTTACGCTCTGCATCTTTTGTGTCTTCAAAGTCATCAATATTACGTTGCATTTCCATGCCGTGCGCCAAAGTTTTTGCTTGCGCCTTCTTAACATAAGAACCAAGAGTTTTCTTCGAGAGTTCGTCGATTTGTTCAGCTTCTTCCGAAGTAACCTTCTGGTAAAGAGTCTTGCCAGTCTTTGGATCTCTAGGAACCGAAGTCTTCTTAGTCATTTGACCTGTGTGCTTCTTGAAAGCTTCATCAGGTGAAATCTTCTTGACAGTGATATCACCTACAGCTTCTTCGATCTCTGCTTCTTCCTTGGCATAAACCTTGTACATAGGATTCTTCATAGCCTTGACATCGGCTTCATCCTTAGACTTGTGAGAAGATATAACTTCTGTGCCCTTCTTTACAACCCAGGCTTCTTCAAGTTCTTCCTTGAATGGTGAACGGCCTTCGCCACTTGGATTCCAAGGTGTCTTGGCGGCTTGAATAGCATCATGCTGTTTCTTATCAATGATGCGAACACCCTTGTTGTGTGAGAAACTTCTGTAGTGATTCAGAGCAGCGAATGCCTGAGTCTTGTGAACAGGAATATATGACTTGCCGCCATGATGCGCATTAGTCAACTCAACATACTGCTGATCTTCGTCAAGCGAGACTTCTTCGTTAGCCTTCATAGCCTTCTTGGCAAGATGCTTGGCAACATTCTTTACCTTATTGCCATACTCATCCTTGCGCTCACCGGCTTTTCTGTAAGGACCTTCAAAAGGAACATCATCATTAGATTCCTTGACGCCGTTTGGTTCTTTCTTTTCCTTAGCTTCGCGCTCACGCTTCAGCAAAGTACCAAGCTTGCCGGCTGTCTTACGATCCTTATCAGAAGGAGCGTCATTAGTAGGCATGTAACCTTCCTTCATGCAAGCTTCACACTTACAATCAGCGCCGCATTTCTTCTTTGCCTCTCCAAGAACGCCTGACACGGCGCTCAGAAGATTGGTTGTAAATGTGTCTTTAATATTCTTAGTGAACATCTTCTGAACTCCGTTTAGTCGTTATCAATAAGTTTAAGTTTACGTTGTGCGGCTTTTGATCTCTTGATCAAATATCTTTTTACATTATCTACATCACGATCACCCTGCGGTCCTACGATCGGATCCGGCTTGTTACCCGAAGGCGGAACACCGAATCGTGGATCATCAGCAGGGTGATAGTCAGGACTTACTTCCTTGGTCTCATCCTTAAAATACTTCTTAAGATCATTATAATGATCGTTTGCAATCTTATCTATCTTCTCGGCTTGACCCATTGCATCAGCCAATGGTTTGATCTTACCAACAAGTTCTTCAGCCTTATCTATATCGGCCTGAGATGCCTCCTGAGATGCGATGATTCCCTTGTGCAGGTCAAACAACCTATCAAGATGAATAGCAGTTTGTTCAGCAGAGTTTGCATCGGTCTCTTTCGGCAGATCAGCAAAGATGATCTGTGCATCAGGAGACATGTCAAATACCTTGGTAGTATATGAACCTACCGCGATCTGATCGTTCTGGTCAGATTCTTTACCAAGTTGACTCTTGGGTTGAAGTCCTTCCAGCACATCTCTGATTTTAGATTCTACCGAGCGGTATGTCATTTCATTGTGGCTCTAAGCATCCAGTCATGCTTCTTGTGAGCATCTAGACGCTCTTCCAAGAAGTTAACAAGGCCGTTCTGATTATACTCGTCTGCAGCATCACGTGCCATCTTAAGGGAAGTGTACACCTTCATGTTATCTGTATATAGGTTTGATACCATCTGAGAAGCACCGATTACAAGAACCTCGTCTTGGATATTGGAGAGTTCTGCAAAACGACCGAAAGCGGCTGGAGCATATGCACCAGCTGCACGAATCTCTTCGGCAAAACGATCAATTGCAGCGCCGACTTCCTCATAGATGTTACCAAAGAATTCATGGTACATAGGGAACATTGGTCCCTCTACATTCCAGTGATAGTTTTGTGCCTTCACATATAGTGCATAGGTATCAGCAAAAGCTACCTTGAGTGGGTTTGTAATCTCTTCCATTAGTTGCACTTCCATCTTCTTAATGACATTGCTTTACGAGTTGGTCTACCCTTCTCATCCTTCATAGGACCTGGCATACCTGACATACGGGCACAGAAAGACTTACGTCTTCCGGCATCCTTGGATCCAGGCTTGACCTTACCGGTTACGGCAGTCTGAAGCTTTGACCCAGGATTCTTTGCACGAAATGCCTTGACACCCTTTTCAGTCATTCCTGCACCTTTTTCGGTAGCAATAAAATGACCCTTAGAGTCTGCACCACGTTCCATGATGAATTCCTTGAATCCGATAATATCATTTGCCATCGTGTTCATCCGAATCTACGTCTTCTGGTTCTTTGACGTCAATGATCTTCTTACCAGTTCTGCGCATTGAGGTTGATGCCTTACCGAATGATCCGTCTTTATGACGACGTGGTGGCATATAGACTGGCTTCTTATCAGCAGCTACAACATCTTCTTCGATCTCTGCCATCTGTTCAATAACATCCGGATGCAGAGAGAAACCGCCCTTGATCTTGATGCCACAGTCAGCAGCCGACAGAGTCACACCGATACCAGATGTCCAGGCCATATTAAAGCTCTCATTTAAATCAGAAGTAACTTCTTCTGAGATGCCGGCATGCTGATATGCCTTCTTCTTGGCAGAGTCGGCAAGTCTCCAGAACTTTACATGATGACCGTTTGATGACTTCCAACCAACATGATCGCCATTTTCATTATGAAAAGGTTTTACATATGGTTTGGCCTTAGCTTCATCGATGATCTTCTTTTGAATCTCTTGTTGGCGTGCCTTGACTGCCTGGTCAGCAGGAGGACGATCTACAAGTTCGATCTTCTTACGCTTGTTAGTTGCTACAGACTCTTGAGCAGATTTGATACCAGCAGGTGTTGGTGCACCTTTCTCACCAACCTTGCGCATACGCTCACCGGATCCACGTTTGATTCTTTCACGCTTTGCCTGAATATTTGCCCACAGTCCACGACCTGCTTCATGAAGATCTTTATCTGCACCGCCGTATGTACCCTTACCTTTAGAGATATATGAGTTTACACGAGCCATGCCCCACTGTTGTGGTGTAGTGCCAGGTCTATGGCCAGTATTCCATGCAGCAACACCACGAGCATATACTTTTTTCAACACAGAAAGTGAAACACCAGACTTCTTGGCTTTGTCAGCAAGACCGCCGGCTGCTTCGGCAATAAGTGCCTCAACGTCCTCACCATACATTGCATGGTACTTCTTTGTATACTCTGATTGCGGCATGCCCTTCTTGCGGGCTTCCTTATCACCAGGTGCATCTTGATATGCACGTGAATCCTTATCAGAATACTTCTGCATCTTTTTCCAGTGGGTTTCGCGCTTCTTGGCGGTAGAACTACTTAGTCCTACATGATAGTTATAGTTTTCCATGAAGTCATTGAAAGACTCATCCAACTTGACATTCACAACTTTCTCTTCACGAAGGTCGGCATCCATGTGCCATGCCTTACCCTTGGCGATATATGAGTTGACGCGAGCAAACGCGAATTGCTCCTGTGTCATCCGATTGGATTCATCCCAAGAGTATTCACCACGATCGAACACTTCTTTCAGTGTCGAGAATGCAATACCGGTCTTCTCTGATTTCTTAACCAACGACTCGGTGACTACATCCTCAGGAAGAACTGCGTCAAGCATTCTTTTGAGTTGATTGCCTAGTGGATTATTATCGCGATTAAACTGGTTGATGGTATCTTCAATGATGCTGATCAGTGAGTTAGTATCAGCCGCATCAAGTGTATTGAACAGCTGTGACATCTCCTCAGTTACCTTAGGCATGATGCCCTGTGCCTTAGGATTTTGTGTCGATAGATCTTGTAATGGTGCACCATTACGGAACGACTTAAGACGTTCGTACTCTGCCTTGCGGATACGAGGAAGTAGACGCTTAGCAATCTTTTGGATCAGCTTGGTCTTCTTTGCTACTGCAGTATCTACCTGGATCTTCTCGGTAGTTGTCAACTCTGCGTAAGGTGTACCCTTGCGAGCTGCGAATCTCTTCTTGACGATTGCACGAGCATGAGAGAGTGCTCTCTTCTCAAGCTGTGACGATCCTGCTAATTTGTTTTTGGCAACCTCACGTGCTCTTTCCATCTTGCGTTCATGCGTACGCATGACGCGTGCACGCTTCTGACGCTGTGGTAATGTCAAGGCTTTACGCTCTTGAATTACGGGAGCAGTTAGGTCTACGGAATCCTCTTTGCGTATTTTTAACTGGTTGCCATCGGTACTCACGTCATTTAGCTGAGGATTGATGTCGATACCATCTAATGGCTTGCCAGTTGCAGATTTCCCAGAAGGCTTCTTGAGGTTTTTCTCAGGTGCTTTATCCGGTACAGTCTCGTCTTTTACTTTTTTGTCGTCTTCCATCAGAGTTTCCCTTGGGCTTATCTGTTACACAAACGGGATTGCCGTAGCCTAACCGCAAATCTATTTATACAAATTAGTATCCAAGCTGAAAGATAAAAAAACTGTTATATAAGCTCTTTGATAGTAAAGGCAAACCACACATCTAGTTTGGTACTGCTGTCTACTCTTTTCATACACAAAGTCATCATATTTGGAGTTTCTCCACCATGCATATTTGCAGGACCTTCATCCGCAGAAGAATTTTTACCAATTATAATACCGCTATGTCGCATTATAGCACCATTTGGAGTAAATGCATTTCCTTGATTAGAAGAATTTTTGTCTTGATATACACGATATTGGCTATGGACACCGAACGTAGTCCAAGCAGGTATAGTAGCTCCTGTAATAGCTATATCGCCTTCATACCATTCGTATATGATAGTACTTGCATTTGCGTTGTTGTTTCCAATCTCATACTCAACAATTTTAATTATATCTGCGGTATTGGCACTACCATTTCTAAAACTAACAATCGGGCGCATAGTATCGTCCATAGTCCAACCGCGATTTGTGTTTGTTGCATGGTTGTTAAATGAATACAACGCGCCAGCTTCTTCTAATGTAATAATAGTTCCGCTAACAGGAAATGGATTAGTAGCGGTAACTAAACTGCCATTTGCTGTGGCAATTTGATTGACCTCGAAGAGCGTTTTATTTGCAGCTTGATATGCATTATTACCGGTATTAAACTGAGCCATTAACTAATCCAGTTCTTAAATCTTATGATGAATGATTCGTTGACACCCATGCCTTTACGGACATCATGATACAATTCATCCTTGTGGGCTTTGCTCATACCTGATGGAGCCATCTTATGGAAAGATTCCTTGTCACCGGCTGCAGCATGTTTACGCATAGCGGTACCAGATGCAGACTCGATACCATCTCCGCCTTCCTTGCGTTCACCACCTACTGACTTGACCTTGATGCTCTTGAAGTTATAATAGCCATGCTTTCCACCTTCATGGCCATTATAACGGTGTAGAAGATCATGGAACTGCTGAACACGGTCTGAACCGACATGCATAGTCACGTGAGTATAACCCGCCGCATGCAATTTTGACATCTGATGAAGTAGTGTAGGTGCATCTCTGCCCATTGCTTCTACATTAGATCCCTTGACAGCCCGCTTGAGATGCTTAACCTTCTGCTCGGGCGTCAGAGGATTCTTCTTGGCATCATGAGATCCTGTAGTTAAGATCTTATGATCTGCGCCTTCTTTCTTGGCAGCATCCATTACATGCTTTACGACCATAGCATGACCAGCGTGGACCGGATTAAATCTGCCTTGAGTTATATGGATTGATTTCATAGTGAGCTATCCCTGTTAAAGTTGGCAGCAGAGAACTCACGACGATCAACGAGCTTCGTAGGACGGTTATGTCTTACGGCAACAAATCCCTCTGGCTTTGCTTTCTTGCCACGAATAGAGTGTTCAAACTCTGAGTTCGAAGACAGTGTACGAGTCAGGATATCTTTGGCTTTCTGGAGACGACGATGCATCTGAAGGACACGGTTGAAACCTGCACGATTCTTCTGTACATGATCTAGATCTATCTGAGCCAGTGCAGACTTCTGTGCCTTGGCCTTCTCAGTCTTTACAGCATTAATCTTCTTCTGATGAGCATTTGTAAGATGTTCAATATATCCACTAAGAGATGGATTCGTGCCATGACGAATGGTGCTATTGATATATGTTTTCAAAGGAACTTGATGCTTCTGGACTGCTTCAAAAGCATCTTCGCCAGTAGCTCTATGCAACATGGCAGCTGCTTTCATGTGTTTAGCAAACTGTTGTTGGTCTCTAGGACTATAGTCCAGTTGGTCAAGCGGGTGCTCGGTAGAGATCAGATGCACATCCTTATTCTTCTTAAAAGAATTAAGTTCAGGTGCATACTGTGCCTTCATATCCTGTAGGGTCTTGCCCTTGTATGCAGTATGAACGGCAACACCGATCTGAGAGTTTAGTGCAGCCTGACCATGAGGAGAGTTCTTATCAGCAGCATATGTGATCGTATTCGGTGTGAACTTAACTTTATTACCATGTGTCTGGACATCGCCTCTAGTGTGCATGATATCACCCTGGTAGACACCCTTCTTAGGAGTCGTCTTAGGCAGGTGTTCTAATGCAGCCTTAAGCTTCTCGACCAGACCAGGGGCATGCCCATGGTTGCGTTCGATATCTTCAGGTGTATAGTTGATCTTAGGATTCTTATTGAAAGCAGACTTAGTAGCAACGAAGAACTTGCCATTCTCAGGATTTGTACCGAAGATCACCGACGGCGAACCGTCATACTTCATGGTTACCTTGGTTGCATTCTCCTTGCCTGTGAGCTTGTCATGCACATCCTTCAGGTTGTGGTATGCATGCGAGAATCCAGCAGCGCCACCATGAATGACATGATCTTCGGCATGTTCAAGGTGTGTAAGCTTTTCTTCGCTTGCATCTTCTGAAAGGAAATCTTTAAATGAGGTCATTATTTCTTCCTACGAGAAGGGAATTGGTTAAACATAGTTTGATACTTAGAGAAGTTTATGATCATCTGAGTACTCCAAACCTGCTCTTCACCGTCATCAGTGGTAACATGAAGAGTAGCATTGGTCCAGATGTTGCCAGTCATCTTAGCATCTACGACTGGTTTGCCGATCTTCTCGATCATCTTGCCCATGAAGTTCTTATAGGCATCTTCGGCACCCTTGACATTCAGTTCAACATACCGATCAATCATGACCTGATTAGCCTTGACGATGTATGGATCACCGGCACGATGCGCGTTAGATACTGGTTTTACAAACGAACGAAACAGGTCTCGCTTAGCCTGCGCCGACTTATACTCGGATGCACCCATGGTACGTGAATTAGGGAGAGGAGCTACCTTATTAAGATCCATACCATGCTTCTTCAGGATATCAAGCTTGTCCTTGACAAACTCCTCAGAACGCTTCTTGGCCATATCAATATATTCTTGCATATGACTTTCGAAGATCTTGATAAGTGATGACGAGTCAGCAAACTTACGGCTCATATCAGAGGCAGCAACAGCCTTAGCTTCTGCGCGCTTCTGTGTAACCTTGACAACCATACCCTTAAGAGCTTTAAGATCGTCAGCGACAGGCTTCCACTTCTTAACAAGATCATGTGTAATTGCAGCAATCGCCTTGAACTCTGGCTTTAGCTTGGATGCAAGTTTATCAATCTTACCGAGGGATACAAACGAGTCATGTGGCCATGAATAATAGATATCAACAAGCGTTGCATCGCGTTCGCCTTTACGCATAGACGCAAGAATAGCTTCACGGCCTGCATCGGTTTCCTTACCAAAGACACGACGGGCTTGACTACCAAGATCCTGATAGATAGGATTAAGGATCTCACCAGCTTTCTTATGGCCAGCAATAGCAGCAACAATCTCTTCACGAGTTGTCATACGAGATTCAATGATGTAGTTCTTAAAAGATTTCATCGTACAGTCTTTATCGATCCATCAGGGTTTACAAAATAAGCCTCGAACTTGATGTTCGGGTACTCTTTCTGTAAAGAAAGGAATGCATGAAGATTGCTAGGTGCATCATCAAACAACCTAAGTTTTACATAGTTCTTTGTATTTATATATTTCCGGAAGATGATCTTCTTGGCTTCGGCCGATGAGTCGATCTTCAGGTTACCAGCGCGTTCGACGTGGATCTGATCTATAGGTAGACCATAGTCACGGAACGTCTGAAGGAAGATATCCTTGTTGTCAAAGTCTGCACGAGCAGTACAGATGATAACACGACTGTGTGGATTCTTACGAGAGTTGGCAAAGATCGCCTTGGCCTTGGCAACCATACGATCTATAGGTTTAGACGACTTACGAAATACCTCAGCATTCGCAAACTCACCATAGTTGTAGGTCTCACCGGCTTTACGCTTGTAGGTATTGAATTGTTGGTTATCCAGCATCCGAACAACCTTGCCGTCCTTCATGACAGCGACCTTGGCATACGTATGGAACAATGTCTCATCGATATCGAATATCGTGAGCGTACCTGAACCTACAAACTCTCTGAATCTTTTCTTTATCATAGTTTACCCTACAACGTTTTCGAAATAATGTACATAGTTTATTTTAGAAATGGGTTCTTTTTTTTCGATCCCGGTTTCAACGAGTAGTCGCTGTTTGGCATCTTCTTGATTTTAATCTCAGCCTGAACCTCATAGAATTCTGTACGCGTACCGATACGAACCTTGAAGTCGCCCATGCCTTTTAGTAGGGGAATACTTGATCCGAAACCGAATGGGTCCTTATTAGAGATCTTATAGAAGTCGTCACCTGCCTGCATATAGTATGCAGGTTCAGTCTTGCCAATCGTATAGTGGTCAGTTACGACCTTGCCAAGATCCTGGTTCTCTTTGTTGGCGATGTAACGATTGATACCTGGCTTTGAAAAGTATGCCTTCATGATATGCAGAGGAACAGCACCTGGTTCTTTCAGTCCAGTCTTAGATGATGGTATCTTAAGATCCTTCATCGGAATACCAGAGAACTTAGAGATCTCTTCTATAAACTTTTTGGTCATAGGCGACTTGTTCAGGATCTCGACAGCAGCTGCTGCAGCTGGAGTTTTATATGTTGTCTGCCATTTACCATTCTTATAGAACATACGAGGATTTGACAGGTTGTCGGTATGACTCATCTTGACCTCAAGCCACGTCTTCTTATTATTATAAGTTAGCTTTACGTCAGGATAGTCTGTACCAACCGATGGCCTCTCTGCCTTGACACCTGGGATTTGATCGATGTTCTTGGCAACATCTCTTTCATATTTGTCTGATGCAGCACTCATATAAACTCCTTTCATCTATTTATAAGATACAAAAAAACCTCCCGAAGGAGGTTTAGTTGATCCACTCTGGAGCTGAACGTTTCTTCCATGAGTGCATGGAAGCCTTACCGTACTTGTAGTAGTTACGGTAGTTGGCAATAGGATCATCACCGATCTTGTATTGTTCATCCATGCAAGATGGCATCGGCGTCCAGTCCCACTCCTTGAGATTAAGCGGCGGAGACTGGATCATCAATCCCATCTTATCCATGGTCATGTGGTACTTGCCATAACGATAAGTATATTCATCGCTGAGAGCAAAGAGATGATCGACCAGCCAGTTATAATTTTCCACCGACGATCTGGCCCAAACAGCACTTGGGTGATTGATATGAGTAGCACTATAGAAAATAGTATCGCGTTCATCATGTAGTGTATATACCCTTTTCTTACGTCCAGACGACGTATCTATGGATTCGGTTCCGTCGAGTAGACGATGTGCCGTGGATAGTAGTTGGGCAGTCTCAAGGATCATCTTGACGACATGCTTGTCTACCATCCACTGTGCACACTGCCGCGGATCTTCATGAAGATAGAAGATGTTCACAGACCTGCTTTCTTTACGATATCCTTGTATCCACGCCAGGACGGATGGATGTGGTCAGGTTGCACAAACGAGGCAGAGATAATAGTATCGCCATATTTGTGTGCAATATCCTTGACAGTTGCATTGACACCAGGCTTACAGAAGCCCTTGTTGCACGGAGGCATGACCCATACAACCTTCATGGCACTGACACGATAACGCATCTTAGATAGTTCCTTGAAGGTGTTGACATACTTATGGTCATTGGTGCCGAGGCTGATAACAACGGTATTGGCTTCGAGCTTGACATTGCCCCACCGCTTATTCCACTGCCACGTATTGAATCCGCCCTTGGAATACGAGACGCATTCCTTAGGAGCAAACATTTTGGTACCGACCGCAATTGAGTCACCAATAATTAAACATTCAATCATTGTAAGGATCCATTGTGCCCTTCCAGACTTTACTGCCACAACCATCATATTCCCAGTCACGCTGGTCTGGATCAAGTTCCTTTAGTTCTGTCTCGTTAGCCTTTGTGTCCTTAACATATTCAATCTTGTTGATCCAACCAAGTTTGTGTTCGTCTGACCAATCTTTGAGGTAATCATTGTCCTCATCAAACATACGAAGATACTCAGTTGTATCGATCTCACGAGTAGAAGAGATCATCTCATCAAGATGATATTGTGAAAGTTCTGCAAGATCGCCCATGTTCATGGTGACTTCATCCTTGGCATGTTCTGCACAGTCTGCCTCAACGACATAACGCATGCGGAATACGCTGATGGTCTCTACAAGATACTTTTTTTGCATGATTAATTACCTAGATTACGTGATTCAACTGGTTCAACTTCCGGAAGCGGATCGAACTTATAGGTTCCTGGAACTGACAACCAATCAACAACAAGTTCCATAGCCTTAATCATTTCAGCAAGCCGCTTGCGATCTTGTTCAGGATCGACGTCAAAGATCATATTTGTACCACGTATATAGTCTTCAAGTAAACCGGTACGTGATTGAATTAGTTCATCGACAACAACACTATACAACGCATCGGGATCGATTTCAACAGTAATCTTACTCATAATAATTCTCCTTACCATTCAGGTGCAAAAGTTTTGTCCGTCTTTTCATATACTTGGAACCAATCACATCCATATGCCGGACAAACATGGATTTGGTTGGGTAGATTATTCTTATCCTTCTCACCGCCTTCGCCGCAGATGAAGTAGATGTTACCTACCTTATCAACAGCGAAGGAATGGAGGAAGATCTTGTCATACAAGGCAACCTTCTCTCTCAGAGACTTGAGTTCGCCTTCATATGCTTCGGCTTCAAGGTTCATTCAACAACCTTTTTATAACGATTGAAACTGCCATCGGCTTCTTCAACCATTATCTCATCTAGACGAGGATTGTGTGCAATGATACGTTGCTCGTCTTCAGCAATCACACGACGTGCCTCACGAAGCTTACGCATCACAGCATTGGCCACACCTTTAGTGTTTCGTCCGCTGTCCATAGCAAGGCCAGCGGCATCAGCACATGCCACATACAACTCATCAGGCAAAGACCAAGATAAGTCGACAGCATTAGCAAAGTCACCGACGCGACGAAGATATTCCTGACCGCCATCTACTGCAATGGCACCACATGTGCATTCTACATAGTCATGACGATGCTTTGAGACGATGAAGTCTCCACATCCAAGACATGTTGCGGCGTTCTGAACAATCATATCACAAGTCCACTTGTTTGTTTGATGTATTCCTTGGCAACAGGCTCATAGGTTTTAACAAGACTGAAGATGTGTTCAGACTTGAAGTCAACCTTGACGTCTGGACCAGCAGTCATGATGTAAGGAACGAGACCGAAACCTTGCTGGCCCATCATGACGACATGGGGCTTGTTGATGGTTACAGAACCATCGACTGCAGTCAACCGACCGATAATCTCATCACCACCAAGGACCTTGAGAGTGACAATATCATTGATCTTATACGGGGTTTCAATAAGCATAATTTATAGACCTAACGATTTATATGTGAAACCAAACGGTTTTCCGTTGGCTACGTCTAGAGTAAGATAATCAAGGAAGCAGTCGAAGTAGTGAGCAGCTTCTTCCTCACCAGAGTTATTCAATGCGACTACAGCCTGTTTAGTGTAATCGATGAGAGTGCGAAGTGTGACGCCAGTGCCATCGGACAGGCTCGGGGTTTTAATCGGATTTGCCATAATATATCTCCTCAATTGAATATTAGATATAGCACAAACAGGAATATTAGTACATACCAAATGTGTCGGACAGTAAAATTAATTAAATTAAACATGATCCATGTATAAAGTATAATGCATAGCACGAAAGGGACAAAAAAGAGGAATAGGATGAAACCAAGTATACTAGCCACGACGCATCCTTGCTATCTCGATGGCGTCTTCTTGACTAAAGACCGGAACACTGTTTGACTTGTGCATCGTAGCGATGCCAACCAGTCGGTTGCCTGTATAGACGTTCGGCTTTTTGGCAAAGGTAACACCGGTATCGACCTGTGAGGGATACTTCTGTCGGTGATCAGATACATTATACTCCGGCATCTTGGTGCCACGGAGAGTGGGATTGTACCGGCCCTGACGGTATGCAACATACTCGTCAAACGTCTTAGCCTTGAGACCGAGTTTGCGTTGCTCTCTGTTGTAATCAATAAAGCCCTGAGCATACTTGGCATTGACAGTCAAAGCCTTTGCCTTGCTCTTGCTAGTTTTCGTCGTCGTATACGCAGGACCGAGAAGGTGCATTGTCATTATAATCTCCACAAAGATACGATGGTGAGGGACAGTCCACCCTGCAATTCAGCAATTTACGAAAGACCACTCGTGTCCTTCACCATCGTATAAGTCAATCTATCACATATTTGATAATTTGTACACAGTTATTTTTTAGTTTGCCAATGAATTTGATCGGAGATGGATTTGATGTATTTGGTCATTTGGTTGACGAATTTCTGACGAGGTTTTCCGTTAAGGATAATATCGGAGCGCCAAGCGGCGACGAGTTCGTCGCGGTGGTTATAATCGTTTTGATAAAAAATACAGGAGTCGAGATCTGGGTGTTGGTTAAGATAATCGACGAGTGTTTGGATGTTGGGGAATTTAGGTGAGATGGTGTCGTCGAAATATTGAATGGTGTACATATAGTTTCTCCTCAATGAAGTACCAACCTACCATCTTTTCGATATATTGTACATACAAAAAAGGGGCGACCCGAAAGCCGCCCCAAATGCGTGTGACAGGAGGAACCCCACCTGTAATCCCGTCTATTCCAGTCGTCAATTAAGACACTTGCCTCTTATACAGATTAAACTGCATACCCACGCACCACATAGTGTACCATTATTTATACCAGTTCTACTGATAATTCTAGATTTTTTTGCGGATTAGCTAAAAAAAATGCTGGAGTCTGACCATTAAATCCACCGCCGAAGTTAAGGTGGCGGACCATCTCCTTGGCTTTGGACATACGCATACCCTTGATTACAATCTGATCAGTCTTGGTCTCAAGGATATCGCCAAATCCTCCGCCAACATCAACAATCTTACCAGTATTTACAATCTTATAGTTAACCATCAATCTTCTCCCATTTAAAACCAAAACAAAGTTCTTGCATCTTACGATGAAACCAATTAGGTTGCTTGCCTTCCTCGGCCATCCACCACACACCTTTTATTAAATGACATTTCCAGGTATACTTAGGATTCTTGATTAAGTTTACTTGCCAATCAGTTTTAAGGTTATCGATCATTTGAACCCCGCAAATTTATTCTTGTCAAACTTGGTTGCAGGCTTGTAATCATTCTCATAACGTTGGCCAGCAGTAGACTTGTCGAAGATAGGTGTATCGTCTACTAGATCTTCCTGAGCAGACTCCTCGGTGTTGTACAACTTCATCTTAGAGTAGTCTACACCTATGACGAACCGCTTATGCATTTCAGGATCGCCATAACGGTTCTTAAGCTGCTTGACCATGATCTGACCAAGTTGCTTCAGTTCGTCACTAGAGATTAGTGCAAACATGAAGTCAGCAGTTGCCGGTAGACCAAATGACTCAGACGTATCCTCAAGACCAACATCAGACGACGAGTAACCAGTACGAGTAGTCTGAGTAGCTGATACGATAGGAACGTTACACTCAACAGCCAGACCACGAAGTTCCTCAGCAATTGCCTTGATCATCGTGTACGAGTTAACATTAGAACCTGCCTTGATACGTGATGAAGTGCAGATGTTCAGGTAGTCGATGTAGATGATGTCAGGAACAAAGTTCTTCTTGATCTTTAGCTCGTTGATCAGGTGGCGGAAGTTAGCCGAACCAGCACATGCGGTCGGATATTCCTTGACGATCAACTTACCCTTGGCACGCTTCTTGACACGGCCCATAAGTGTATCATAGGTTGTCTTAGGAAGATCACGAAGATCATCAGTTGTCATACCGAGCAGGTTGGTATCGATACGTTCGGCAATCTTCTCTTCAGCCATTTCCATGGTGATGTACAGGACGTTAAGACCTGCCATTAGATTCCCTGCCGCGCAGTGACACATGAACAACGACTTACCCACACCTGTACCTGCCAGAGCAATATTGAGTGTCTTGCGTGGTAGACCACCCTTCGTAATCTTGTTAAAGAAGTCCAGATCAAACGGGATCTTCACCTCAGTACGGTGGTAGAACTCATAACGTGAGTCAGAGTCGTCAAGGAAGTCATGGCCGATGTTCTGGTCGAATGTCACAGCCAATGCATCAGTCAGTATCTGAGGGATAGAACCGACAGAGATACCATCCTTACGTTGGTTGTCATCGACCAGCTTGATCGACGCCATGAGAGCATTGTAAAGAGCCTTGTCCTTACAGAACTTCTCAGTGGAGTCGATTAACCAGGTGATGTCACGATCATCACTCTTGGCCAGTTCAGAGATGATACCTTCGGCACTCTTGAACTGATCATCAGATAAACCAACCTTGTTGCCAAGGTCAATACTCAATGCCTCCTTCGAGGGAAAAGTATTGTACTTGGCAACATACGACTCGACTAGTTCGAAGATGGTACGATCAACATTATCAGTGAAATAGTCAGACTTCAAGAATGGAATTACCTTACGAGCATACTCCTCATTATTAACAAGATTTCCAAAGATAACGTTTTCAATTTTCATCAATCGTCCTCGTCTAGTACCAGATCTTCAACAACATCCTCGCTCTGCATAATGGCACCTGCAGATACGCCATACTTCTTCTCGATGTACTCATTGAACTTAGGGCACATCAGGATCGGCAACCAAAACTCTGAAGTATATGTATCAACCATACGCCAGTTCTTGTCGAAGATCTCACCAGTGGTCATGTCAACCTTCTGGAACCAGCCAACCTTTGGCTTGATCACATGACCAGACTCTAGGGCCATGTCCATCAGACCAGACCATTTACTAATGCCCTTGTCCCACGATACTTCGACAGGAATCTTGCTCTTTTCCTTCACATAACGTGACTTCTCAACATTGATGATGAAGTTATAACCAGTCACATCCTTGCCGTCCTTCTCTTGTTGACGACCAATGATGAAGATATTGTCAGCCGAGTAATAGATACCGGTGCCACCTGATACAACAGCCTTTGAGTACATTTCCTGAGTCTGATAGGTGTGGTTAACCACAATCATAGGAATGTCTTTAAGGTTGAGGTGTGGTGTGACCATACGGAACAGACTCTTGAGTTGCTTTGCACGTGTCATATCAGCAGCCGAGTTCTGCTTCAGTGCATCCTCAACTTCCTTCTTAGATGCAAGGTTACCGACCGAATCGATCACTACAATGACATGGTCACCACGCTTGATCTCCTCGAACTGATGCATAATGTCGAACTTGAGTTGCTCAACGTCAGTGATCGGTGTATGCAGGACGCGAGCGGTATCGATGCCGAACGAGTCGAAGTATGCCTGAGGCGTACCGAACTCTGAGTCATAGAAGAGCATAACTGCATCTGGATACTTATCCATATATGCCTTGGCCATCAGAAGACTGAACGATGTCTTGAAGTGCTTTGATGGACCTGCCCAGATAGTCAGACCTGGTACAAAACCGCCGTTGATCTTACCGCTAAGGGCAATATTAATGGCAGGAACAGTGGTTGCAACCATGTCCTTGGCATTAAAGAACTTAGAGTCTGCTAGGATATCTGAGTCCTTGATTGTAGTATTCTTACGAAGTTTATTTAGTAGATCCGACATATGTCCTCCTTGTATTATCAGTATAGCACGAAGTATTATTATTGTACATCAAGAATTTCTTGCAACTTGTTTTTAAACTGCAAGATCTTCTCGGCTCTATTGGGCCAATGTATGTATGCATTTTTGTCTGAATCCTTGGCAAGATTATTCAATAGCGGAAGGATAGCATGATACATTTGCATGGCCTTGTCATCAGTCTGTGCTGCAATATGGTTGTCTGACAACGTAGTAAAGCCAAAGTCAAAGTTTTCTAGTTCTGTGATACTCATGCAAAAAAGTCCTCGAGTGATGCACGCTTCTCTACGTGCCAGCCTATGGTGTTGATAATTGACTCAATAGGTTTGATGTATGCCTTGTCAAACTGCAGCTCACGGTCGATGAAAGGTGCAAGACCAAACTCCTTCGGAAGAGTTGATGGACAAGAGATGACATGTTCCTTGGTCGGGTTCGGCTTCTTAAGATAAGCATACTTGATCTTTTCACCTGAGCCGATGGTCTCATATTTATTCTGGAGTTTAAGGTCCTTGATAATTTTATTGTAGACTACTGCCCCACGTACGTGGATGGGGCAACCAGACTGGAACTGACCAGCGATGAAGTACTTCTCCATGTCCTTAACTGAAGATGTGAAGGCAATCTCATCGAAAGGAAGCGTATTGAACAGGTAGCGGAAGTCAGCAATGTACTTGTGCAGTACTTGTTCACTTTCATTCATGATGATCTCAAGAGATTTCTTAATGCCATCACGACATGATGGAGGAGTAGAGGAACGGACAGCCTCGATGCCCATCATCTTGAGCTTAGGCTTATCGTACTGCACACCTTCAGAGTTCCAGACGTTGAGGATATACATCTTCTTCGCCTTCCAGATACCTTTGTTGGCGATGTTCTCACGTTTCATCTGCATCTTCTGGGCATATGCATGCATATTGTCAGCCAGTTCCTGGTAGGCACGGTCGATGAACGGTTCGATCTTATGCTTACAGGCATCATCGATGAACTTGACGATGGTCAGATCATCAGCACCGTTAGGATACATCATATGCACCAGATACTCAAGTGTCACATAGATTGAGTCGGTATCAGATGCAACAACATAGTCCATGTTCTCAGTCTTGAAGAGACGGTTGAGATACTCATTGATCTTCTTCTCGATCCAGAGGATGGACAACTGACCAGACATGGTGATAGCTTCGGCATGATTGATATCAAACCAACGGAAGTACTGGTTGCCCAATGCACCGTAAGCCGAGTTGAGTTGGATCTTCTTGGCCATCTGCATGTTGTCAAGACGTGCAATCTCCTTGAGCAGTTTCTTATCCTTAGACTTCTCGTACTCCTTCTTGACCTCGATCATCTGCTTCTTGTACATAGTACGGTCATTGTACATACGGTCCATCAGAGCAGGGAGGAATCCACGCTTCTCTTTGGAATATAAACAAAGGTTGGCGGCGAGAGCACAGTTCGTCTTATCAAGATATTCACCGAACTTCTCTGCACCGCCAACAAGTAAGTCGTCGATCGTCACCTTATCATTCAAGCGAGTAACAAAGGTCTCGGGGGAGATGTTGTACTGCATGATAAGGTGAGGGTAAAGGGAGTTAAGATCGAACGACACAACCCACTTACTTAGACCAGTCTTTGGCTCCTTGACGTAACCACCGACCAGTGTACCATTGTTTGACTTACCGAATGGATTAACAACGATGTTGCGATCCATGAGATAGTTATGGGTGATAACATCCCACTGCTTCACGGATGCAAGACAGTCATTGTAGTTGATCTTAGCATCGTATGCCATAGCATAGACCAGCTCGATCAGTTTCAGCTTGTCTTCAAGCTTCTCTACGATCTCAACGTCATGGATATTATACTCCATATACTTTTGAAAGTTATTGAGACGAAGGTCATCTAGACCATCGTACTCGGAGTAGTCAAGCTTGGGCATATCAAGTTCAACTGAACCGATATGATCGAGCTTGTATGACTCACGAGTAACGTATGTGAACTTCTTGTAGAGTTGCATGTAGTCGAGAACCGTGACACCTACAGGAGTATATGCTACGTTGGTACGGCCACGAATCTCGACCTTATAGTCCCTTAGTATTTTCCAGGGGCTAAGACGGTTGGCTGCATCGTCGCCGAGTATGCGCTTGATTCGGTTGATAATGTATGGGATGTCAAAGAACTCGATGTTCCAGCCGGTGACAACGTCAGGGTTGAACTCCGGTCCTTCCCAGACACCGAGGAAAGATTCCAAGAGGGCTGACTCGTCTTTGCATTTAAAGTATGTGACATTTGGTTGATGCTCCTTATATTCACCGCAGCCAAAGGAAATCTTCTTACCATTGCGGCCGATGGTAATAGCTGTAATTTCATTCTGTGCTAAATCGATATCAGGGAAACCACCGTCAATAGCAGTCTCGATATCAATAGAGCATACAGAGATTTGAGCCGGATCATACTTGATCTGACCTGAATAGTTGTCATAGATGTACATGTACTGAAAGTCGCTGAGACCATAGATCTTCATGCCACTCACGTTATCATACTGGTTGAGGAACTCACGTGCCTCGTACATAGAGTCGAAGTCCACACGTCCGACATACTCACCCTTAAGGTTGGTATACTCGGTGGATTTATTAGAAGGAATAAATAAATATGGCTTATACTTGGTGGAGAACTGGTACGGCTTGCCGTCCTTAATTCCACGAACCAGAATATTACCCTTATGTCGTGTTACGTTGGTGTAGAAATTCATGATAACTCCTTGCGGCCAATCTTAAGTATAACACGGACCTGATAATATGTACATATACAAAGGATGAAAAAATGCAATTGACTGAAAATTTTAAACTAGAAGAAATGACTGTATCTCCAACAGCTAAGAAACTTGGACTAAGTAACACACCAACTCCTGAACACATCGAGAACATGAGATACTGTTGCGAGAAGATTCTTGAGCCAGTTCGTGCAAAGTTTGGACCTGTAACAATCAACTCTTCTTATCGTGCTCCTGCTGTTAATTCTGCTGTCGGTGGTTCAAAGACATCACAACACGTCAATGGCCAAGCTATCGACTTTGAAGTCAATGGCATTGATAACAAGACTGTTGCCGACTGGGTTGCCGACAACCTAGAGTTTGACCAGGTTATCCTTGAGTTCTATGCAGCCGGTGATAAGAACTCTGGTTGGGTACATGCTTCAATTAAGAAGGAAGGCGGCAACCGCAAGCAACGTCTGATCGCTAAGAAGTCGAAGGCAGGTGGGACTCAGTATGTTCCTGTTGCTGACTTTGATCCATCAACGACTCGCGAAGCAGGAGCTCCTCAAGTAGCAAGTCAAGCAGTTCAGACGCCGTCTGCTCCAAAGGCAGCTCCAGTTGCATCGGGTCTTGGTCCATTAGCTCAACTCCAATCTAAGTGTGGTCTTGCCGCTGATGGCAAGTGGGGTCCTGGTACTTATAAGGCTGCACGTGACTACTTCAAACTAACCAACGGTCAGGCTGCTCACTTTTTCGGCCAGTGTGCACATGAATCAGGTGGCTTCAAGGTATTCTCTGAGAACCT